CAAATACATTAGAAATTATTCAAGGCCTAGCTCAAGCAGCCGCACATGGTTATGACGGATCCCACGATGAACGTTATTCTCATGATGGAAAATCAAGGAAAGTTGGTTTAAAAAGAGAAGAAGGTGACCCAATCATAGACAATAGAGTTAACGATGGATTTATGGTTAGATTTTACGGAAATTCTCTTTGTATTACATATCAAGCCGATGTTCCTATCAAAGATGTTAAGGATCCTAAGTTTGAACAAGAACAAGAACGTATGATTAATCAAGTTAAAAAGTTTCTTCAAAAGGAATACAAAGCGATTACAGGAAAAACCGTCACCCTTACAAAGAAAGGGGATGTAGATGTTATGGTTCAGACTACCTCTCGTATACGCACTTTTGTACAAGCATATCAACATTTTAAAATATCGGGAGTTGATTCTATAGAGTATAGACAACCTTCAGAAGATTTGACGCGTGATATCACAAAAAAGTTTTTGGCACAACATTCAACAAAAAAACCAAAAAACGTCACTCGTAAGAAGGGCTAATGGCTTTTAAACTCTCAAAACAAGAAATTGTTAAAGAGATTGTGAAGTGTGGCAAGGATCCACAATTTTTCATCGATAACTATTGTCGAATCTCACACCCGCTCCGAGGGCTCATTCCCTTTAAAACCTTCGATTACCAGAAAGACCTACTTAAGGACTTCAACGATTATCGATTTAATATTATACTTAAAGCCAGACAACTTGGTATCTCCACAATCTCAGCGGGATACATTGTCTGGTTTATGCTTTTTCATCGAGATAAGAATATTCTTGTAATTGCTACCAAATTTGGCACAGCAGCAAACCTCGTTAAAAAAGTAAAAGCAATCATGAAGCACTTGCCGGATTGGATTAGGATCTCTAAAATCATCACGGACAATAAGACTTCGTTTGAATTATCAAATGGTTCTCAGATTAAAGCAGGAACCACCTCTGGAGACGCCGGTCGTTCGGAAGCGTTATCATTGCTCGTTATAGACGAGGCAGCACACGTTGACGGCCTTGACGATCTATGGACGGGTCTTTACCCTACTCTATCAACAGGAGGTCGCTGCATAGCTCTCAGCACCCCTAACGGTGTTGGAAATTGGTTCCACAAGACCTACGTTGCTTCTGATGCAGGCGACAATGATTTTCACCCGATTATTTTACCTTGGGATGTTCACCCAGAAAGGGATGATACTTGGTTTACTAAAGAAACAAAAAACATGTCTCGGAGACAAATTGCACAAGAATTAGAGTGCAACTTCAACACCTCCGGAGACACAGTCATTCATCCGGATGATATGCGGTGGATGTTTGAAAATTTAAAAGATCCGTTCTATAGAACTGGCTATGACAGAAATTTTTGGATTTGGGAAAAATATATTTCCGGTGCATCCTATGTTCTGGTTGCTGACGTTGCCAGGGGTGACGGTACCGATTATTCTGTTTTTCATGTTATTCGTTTGGACAATATGTCCGTTGCAGCAGAATACCAAGGCAAGCCAAACTTAGATCTTTATTCTAATATTCTTTTTGACGCTGGTCGTGAATATGGTGATTGTCTTTTGGTTGTTGAAAACAATGGTATTGGAATTTCTGTTTTAGAAAAATTAATTACATTAAATTACCCAAAACTTTATTATTCAATTAAGTCAACTCATGAATATGTTGAAGCACACATCGCGGAAAACAATGATAGATCTGTTCCGGGATTTACAACCAGTACTAAAACAAGGCCTTTAATTGTGGCTAAATTGGAAGAGTACATCAGAAACAAACTAATTACTTTACATTCTAGTCGTTTGTTTCATGAAATGAAAACCTTTATATGGTATAACGGGAAACCACAAGCTATGCGTTCTTACAATGATGATTTAGTTATGTCTTTAGCTATAGCCTGTTGGGTAAGAGATACTGCTTTAACTGAAAACGAAAGAGATATGGAATATAAAAAAGCAATGCTTGGGGGTGTAATGAAAAGTAACACCATCATGAATACACAGATAAAAGGTCAGCAAGGATATTCACAAACTTTTAATCAAAAACACGAAGAAGAAATTAAAAAATCAAAAGAATTTTTTTGGATTTATAAAGGATAGAAAATGGCACGTAACGATAGAAACCCAAATAACAATCAATCAGATCTCTTTAGATCTTTAACTAGATTATTCTCAGGGCCTATTGTCCAAAGAAGGACACAATCAGGTAGACAACTTCGGCGAAGACATTTAGATATGTATGCTAAGCGATTTAAATCTGCTTCCGGAAAGCAATTTAAAAAGTCCGAATATAATCCCATGAATATGACAACTCTGAATATGATTTCAAGCCGAAATCGTTCGGAGCGTTATGTTGATTTTGATCAAATGGAATACACACCAGAGATTGCTTCTTCCCTAGATATATATGCGGATGAGATGACCACACATTCAAGTCTTACCCCTATGCTTCATATCAAGTGCCCCAATGATGAAATTAAATATGTGTTGCACTCGTTATATTATAGTATAATGAACATAGAACACAATCTTTTTGGATGGGCCAGAACAATGTGCAAATATGGGGATTTGTTTCTTTATTTGGATATAGATGAAGGTCTTGGGATTCGAAACTGTATTGGGCTGCCTCCGCAAGAAATAGAAAGATTAGAAGGAGAAGATCCAACGAATCCCAATTATGTTCAGTTCCAGTGGAATAACGGTGGACTAACTTTAGAAAATTGGCAGATCGCGCATTTTAGAGTTTTAGGAAATGATAAGCATGCTCCATATGGAACTTCTGCTCTAGAACCAGCAAGAAGAATTTGGAGACAACTTACTCTTTTAGAAGATGCAATGATGGCATACAGAATTGTTCGCGCACCTGAGCGTCGTGTATTTAAGATTGACGTCGGAGGAGTTGCTCCTCAGGATGTAGAACAATACATGCAAAAAATTATGACTCAAATGAAAAGACACCAAATAACTGATCCTACTAGCGGTCGTGTTGATTTAAGGTACAACCCTCTTTCAATTGAAGAAGATTATTTTATCCCTATTCGTGGAGGACAGTCCTCAACAGATATTGTAAACCTTCCCGGTGGAGCATTTACTGCTCAAATTGAAGATGTAAAATATTTAAGAGACAAATTGTTTTCGGCATTGAAAGTTCCACAATCTTATCTCACAATGGGAGAAGGAGCAACTGAAGATAAAACTACGTTAGCTCAAAAAGATATTCGTTTCGCAAGAACAATACAGAGATTACAAAGAGTTGTAATTTCCGAGCTTGAAAAAATTGGCATAATTCACCTTTATACGATGGGATATCGTGGTGATGACCTGACCGGTTTTAAATTATCTCTTAACAACCCAAGTAAAATTGCTGAGATGCAAGAGTTGGAACACTGGAGTACTAAATTTGATATTGCAGCATCTGCAACAGAAGGTTATTTCTCTAAAAGATGGGTAGCAGAAAATCTCCTAGGGTTATCACATGATGAATTTATTCGTATGCAAAGAGAAATGTATTCTGATGCTAAGTTTGCAGCCTCTATTGAAGCAGCAGTTCAATCCCCAGGAGAAGCCGGAGGTGACCTCGGCGGCGGAGATTTGGATTTTGGAGCTGATTTGGAAGATGAGGGAGATTTGGACCTTGGAGGCGAGACTACAGAAGAACCAGAAGAAGAGGATGATGTCCTACTAGCAGAACCACCGGGTAAAAGAAATGACAATGCAAAACCTAGGGGTCCCTATGGAAAAACCAATTCCAATGGAAAAGGTGCACTCAAAAAACAAATGAAAAATCAAGCCAGTGGGGAAATAGGAACCAAGAGAAAAACATTTCCCGGGAAGGTTGGCTTTGGTGGTCTAGATTCTATGGTTCGTAACGATGATATGAGATCGCTGTCTCGTGGTGTTACCGAAGCAAAAAACTCCGACACTTTAGAAGAACAGAAACTATTTACTACAGATTCTGAAATCAAATCACTAATTGAATCACTAAAAAAGGTTGACGAAAAATGAAACACAATAAGAAAAGAAATACCGCTTTTCTTTACGAATGCCTAATAAAAGAATTAACAAAAGCAATCGTTCGAGAAGACAAGAAAAGACAAACAATTACAAAGAATATCCTAAGAGAATTCTTTTACAAAGGGAGTATTCTTAAGAAAGAATTGGAAATTTATAATTCTCTCTTGGAAAGTAAGGAAATGGAAACATCTTATTCTCATCGACTATTGCAGGAAACAAAAAAAGATTTTTATAATATTGATAGAAAAAAAGCTTTTAACGAACAAACAAGAATTATTAAAAAAATAAATAAAGCATTAGGTCATAATGTTTTTTCTAATTTTGTACCAAATTATAAAGATATTGCTTCTTTTGGTCTCTTCTTTCAAAACGAAAGGTTACCGGCTAAGAAAAGAATTATGTTAGAGAGTAATCTTGTAAAATTTCTAGGAAGAAAAGATAAGATTCTCACAGAAATGAAACATTTGGATAATCTTGAGTACAAAACCTTTGTTAAAAAGTTTAATAATGCTTACGAGAGAACACTGCAAAAAGAACAGAAAGACCTTCTTACAAATTATATTGTGTCATTTTCTGATAATGGTGTCGGATTGAAAAGTTTTTTAAATCAAGAGATTGGAAGGCTCAAAGGTGCCGTGCAGGAGCACATCATAGAGGCGCCAACTAGCTCAAATAGTGAAAATTTTAAAAAAGTTAAGACAAAGCTGGACAACTACGCACAAATTCCAATAAATCAGCAAATGGTTGAGGAGATTTTTTATATACAAGATTTAATTGCGGAGGTATCAAAGAATGGCCATTCAAATTAATATAAATCCAGAAGAAAATATCGTTACTCCACCTCAAGAGCAAGGTATAAAGATTGAAATTGTCGAAAAAGACAACATTGAATTTAATCTAAACCTACGTAATGCTTTAAACGGAGACTTATTGATTTTAGATCATAAAGATATTGATATAGTAATTCAACCAACGGTCAAAAAAATTGTCGCTTTTGCAAAAGAAATTATGACAGATGCTGTCTATGGAGCAGAGTCTAGACTTCTAGAATACTTGAGAGGCCAAGGAGTTGTTAATTATGATTCAATCCAAGGCGGTAATGTATATGGGTCTCTAGAAGGACAAATAATGAATTCTGAAACTCACGATCCAGTAAAAGTGGTTTTGTTAAAAATCTCTGAATGGATGGAGGGTGAACAACCTTATATAAGAGGCACCACAGCATACGATGGTCTTCAGGACGATGCTCTACTAGAGCCCGACAATGAGTACTCCACAGAACTTGGAGAGGTCCCCCATGAAGAGGAAAAAGGTTCCATTTTACAACATAATATGTTCGCGCCATATCTTTATGGTCGGTACACATACTAATGAAAATTTTGATGGAAAACTTTAAAAAGTTTCTGCACGAAGATGATAAAACCCCTGTGTCTTTGCCAGATGTTGGAAAAGTAGCACTATATCATGATAAAGAATCAGACAACCAACAAATAATTTTATATTATATGTCTTCGCGTGGCCCATTTGTCTTCGGGGCCTGCGGTATAGATAAGTTGAGCGAAAAAGATACTCCTTGTATTCCGACTACTTATCAAGTATCATCAATCTATACACATCCAAATTATAGAGGCGAAGGCTGGAGCAAGGTCATGTATGGGATTGCTTTCTTTCTAGCAAATAGAATGGGCTGGGGAGTTACTTCTGACCATTGGACTTCTACATCGGCATCTGCTAAAGAGAGATCCTGGGATAAGCTAATCTCTAGAAGCCAGTTGACAACCAAGAAAACTCCTTTTGGAAACGATGAGTTTGATTATGAAAAGGAAACATCGGATCCTTTTGATGATTGTGATTATCCTGCCGGTGGACTACCAGCAACAAACAAAAGTTGGTTTATGAAAGATTATTCGGTTTTTGCTGATCTCTATCGTAATTTGAAAAATAATCACATTAATATCATGACGACAGTCTCCAATAAAAAACAAGTTGAGAGAGGCTTATCAGATGATGCAGCACGCGGGTTTGATGATGTATACACCGGGTAATGAATGAATCTGTTATCTTTTATTTTAGTAGCTTATGGCATGACCTACATAATTGTTTATGGAAAAATCTTTGAGGATATAAGGCCAAAAAAAGATTATTCTAAAAAATTAAACACTCTTTTTCACTGTCCACTATGCATGGGCTTCTGGTGTTCTATGTTTTTATTTTGTATAAATGACTATACAGAACTATTTACTTTTGAATATTCTTTAGGGAATATGTTCTGTCTTTCTTGTTTGGGAGCCGGGACAACTTATTTGCTCTCTATGATCATTAGTGATAATGGTTTGAGAGTATCATCAAGATCAGGAGGTGATTATGTTGATGATTAAACGTTGGACTTTACAACCAGTCCGCCGTTGCTGCAGCGGAAAGTGAAACGCGCCGGTCGCGCCGGCAGTTTCTAATTTTAAGGAAGAAGAATGAGTAAAACATTATTGCGAGAATTTTATGCCTTATGTGAAGGAGGTATTTGCCAAGATCTTTTATCTGAACAAGAAAAAAGAGAAATGGAGAATGGCGCTCTTTATCTTTCTGGTCGTTTGCAAACAGCAGACAAGCAGAATGGTAATGGCCGCGTTTATCCTTATGATGTTCTCAAGAGAGAAATGAACAACTATACAAAGGTTGTTAAAGATAACCGTGCATGCGGTGAGCTTGACCATCCGGATGACTCTGTTGTGAATCTTAAGAATGTTTCTCACATAGTTACAGATATTTGGTGGGAAGGAAAGGATGTAATAGGTAAAATTAAAGTACTTGATACTCCTTCCGGAAGAATTCTTAAGGATCTGGTCAACGCTGGTGTCAAATTGGGAATATCTTCTCGTGGTCTAGGATCTGTTACTGAAGGACAAAACGGAACGGTAACTGTTGAAAGTGATTTTCAACTTATTTGTTTTGATATGGTCTCAGAACCCTCGACACCAAATGCTTATGTTTATCCAAAAGGGCAAACAAATATATCAACTCGTCTTCGCGAGGTCAAAGAAAACAGCATTAACGATCTTTTCAAAAAGATCTTAGGAGATTGAGAATGAAAATTAGTAAAAACAGATTAGTTCAAATAATCAAAGAAGAGCTAGACGACTATAATCTAAGTATGGCACAGGACGATCCAGAAGAGTTTCTTTCTTCTATGCAGGCTAAGGAAAGAATTAGAGAAATAGATCTCCAAATCGCTGAGCTTTTAAAAGAAAAAGAAAATTTAATGATGAACATTGGTTCTGGTCAAACTACTTTCGGACAGTCAATTGATCGGAGCCCAAATGAATAAAAATCAGTTAAAAAAAATACTTAGACCATTAATTAAAGAGTGTATTAAAGAAGTTATCTTTGAAGAAGGTACTCTTTCATCTATTATTTCAGAAGTTGTAAAAGGAACTTCCGGAAAACAGATGGTACAAGAAACAAAAAAAACAGTATTTGAGTCGGAGCCGGAGATAAAAATGCGAAGAAAAAGAAAGCAAAATCAATTGCAGGAAAATAGGAAAAAAATGCTTGATGCTATTGGCAAAAATGCTTACAATGGCGTAGATCTATTTGAAGGCACAACTCCAATGTCCGCTCCTAAAAGCCAAACATCCCCGCAGGGATCGAAGCCTTTAGACGGTATTGCTCCGAACGACCCAGGTGTTGATATATCTAACTTTGGTATGGCATCTAACCTTTGGAAAAAACTAGCAGGGAAATAAAAAATGGCTTGTAATCACATAGAAAAACCTAAAAAAAATGAAGACCCTAACCGGTTTATCAAAAGATTTATTAAGAAATGCAAAAAGCTTGGCATAATTGATGAAGTTAAAGATAGGAAGCATTATCAAAAACCATCTGTGGAACGCAGATTAGCAAAAAAACGTGCAATAGCACGTCATAAAAAAGAACAACGAAAAAGGGCAAAGCAACAAAACTAGTTTACAAACTAGTTATTTTGTAGGAGAATTATTATGCCAATTTATAATAGCAACTCAAGAGGATATGTAGGATTAAGGAACGTAGGATCGTACCAAGTTTCCGGAACCCCATTTTTAACGGGATCAACAAATTTGGATGATGGAAAAGTTCATAGAATTTCATTTCCGTATGTGACAAAGTCCATAACAATTATTAACACGTCAACGACCAACGGTGAGGATATAGATATTCATTTTTCTACCGGTAATATTATAACAGATCAAGCAAAGGGCGGTGGTATTGCCACCATCGATGCAAATGAAGATGTGGTAAAACATAATAACAAGATCACAATTCCAGCCGGAAATGGATCACTTACTATGGATGTAAAATGTGCAAAGTTTTTTGTATCAAATCTGTCCGGACAAGATAATTTGAGCTATCAAGTTATAGCGGAATTAACACAAATACCGACGGGGAGTATGTACACTCTAACCGGATCTGGTATTAATTCATAATTGAGGAAAAAATATGTCAGGTTTTAAGGCTTCACGAGCAAATCCACCAACCGTAACCACTGCGGATTTAGAAGTAGATAGCGGGACACTATCGGTTGATGCAACAAATAATAGACTCGGGGTTGGTACTACTAGTCCTAAAACAGAATTAACTGTTGAAGGGACTATAACAGTAAAAGAACGAGCCTCTGCTGCTGGTGACACCGCGGCATATGGACAACTATGGGTAAAATCAAACGCTCCTTGCGATTTGTTTTTTACGGATGATGAAGGACAAGACGTCCGTCTTACTAATGATGGTAGTCTTGCTGCTGCGGCCTCTGCTGGTGCCGTTGCGGCTGATGATATCGCCGCTGGTGATGCCAACATATCTATAGCCGGAGGGTCATCAGATACTATTACAATTAATGCAACGGAAGCACAAGCTCAACTAAAAACCACGACTTCCGGTGAAGTCGATATTACCTCCGCTGCAA